CGCTGCTACTGCTGCAGTTTTCCCGCCACAAGGGGTGCTGATCCGGGCCAGCTGAGCCCAGCCAGCAAAAAGGGGCCCTAGGGCCCCTGCTTAAAACTCAAACCCAGAACCGCGGAACGTTTGGCGACAGGACGCGGGGTCTGGGGATCCACCGGAAAATCCAGTGATTATCGCGCATCTGGGGGGGGGAAAGCCCCCAGCAGCACGGGCCCCTAGGGGCCTGTTCTTCGCAGCGTATCCCTAGGGAAGCGAGAAATCCCCGTTTCACTATGCCAGTCACCCCACCGGCACCGGCGCCCGCTCAATCCCTGGATACTGTCGCCGCTCGCTGGGGGAGGGCTTGCGCACGGCCTCCTCCAGCACCTGGGAGGCACGGGCGAAGGGCCACCCCTTGTCGGCCCCTCCCTTGGCGGCGGCGAACTCCTCCGCCACGGCCTTGCGCGAGCGCTCCCAGTAATCCTCCCGCAGCAGGATGGCCCTGAGGGCGGGGTCTTTCTCTTCTACCGCCTCTGAAGATACCGGAGATAGGCTACATCTACATCTTGGATGAAGCGTGCCCACCATCTCGTCGAGCCGGTAGATCCGGCCATGGCGCGAGGCGCACACCGCGCACGTCCGCTCATCCTTGGTGGCGATCCACCGGGCATAGCCGAACCCGTTGCGGGCTGCCGTTGCCTTCTGGGCGCCCACGTAGGCGTTGGCCAGCTCCGATCGGGCGATCAGCTCGGCCCGCTGCTCCAGGCCCAGCCGGTTGTTCAGCCCCTGCGGATCGCGGGCCCCCTGCAGGGCGGTCCTGATCTCTCCCTCCAGCACGCGGGGCCCCTTCCCGCGGCCGATGCCATCGGTGACGATCCGGGCGATGTTGTCGCGGAAGCTCTCCACCTCGCCCCGGATGTAGGCCGATGCGGTGCTGGCGGCGGCCTCCACGGCGGCCCTGCTGGCACCCACGAACACCCCCTGTGCGGTCGCGTCAGGGTCGGCGGTCTGCGCGAGCTGCTGTCCCAGGTCACCGCCGAGGGCCACCGCCTCGGCGAAGTCCTCGCGGTAGCGGTTCTGCAGCCAGGCCAGCTCCCGATCCGACGCGAAGGCCTGGGCCAGCTCCAGGAGCTTGCGGAACTTGGCGGAGCCATCGGCGATCGAGTACGACCCCGGCCGGCGCGTCACACCATCGGCGCTCTGCTGGTCGGGGAGCTTGGGGTCCACGAACTGGCCGTAATACCGCCGCAGATCCCGCAGGGTGCGGGCCAGGGAGCGGCGCAGGGCCGCCTTGGTGTTGGTGGTGGCCCGGTTGCCGATCGCGTCCAGGGCGGCGGCGTAGTCGTCGGCCAGCTTGAGCTGTTGGTCGCCGATGGTGGCCATGGGTTAGGGCTTGCGGGGCTTCTGGCGCTTGTTTGTCTCTTGTGTTTGTTGCTTTGCCTTGCCTCTTAGTTGCTTGATTGCATTTTGCTGCTGTCTTATTGCAATCCTTGCGCCAACGTACCTATCAGCCCTGCTCATTGCTGCATTACCGTTTCTTTCTTTTGTCTTGCGCGATTGTCTTCTATTTTGGCCAATCTCTCCCCATAGGCCGAACTTAACAACCGGATCAGCTTCATACGCTTTTTTGGCTGTGGCTTCTTCGCGCTGCAGCCTTGTGAGCTGGCCCCGAGCCTTGCGAATCTCGGCCGCCAGCGCCTTTCTTTGGGCCGTGCCGCGTGCAAATCCGTATTTTTCAGGGGTGTAGCCAAGTTCAATTTGCTTTAGCTTTTTGGCCGCTTTCCGCAGGGACTCTAATTGCCTATCCGCTTTTGCTCCCCTTGCAATTAGCTTTTGGTAGCGAGGGCTAAAGTTAGATCCTGATGCCATAGGTGAATTGTCACGGTTTTTAGCGTTTTCAACCTTGCGAAGTTCGTCTAAAACTTTTGTCAGTCTAGTTTTAAGATTGGCGTTTGCGGATCGTATTCGCTCGGTTGACAATACTCTTTTGCCGGTCTTTTTGGTCTTGGCCTTCAATGCCCCCGGCTTCAGTCCGCGAGGCTTGGCGATGGTGCCGCCAGGGCGAGCGGCGCGGACATTGCGGGTTGAGCGCCGCGGCGTGGTCATTGCCGCCCGAGCCCTCAGACTGCGAGCGCTATAAAGAGTGTCGGCGACGATCTGCCCCCGTTGCTGGGGGGTGAGCTTGTTCTTGCCGCGGCTAGGGCTGCGCATCAGCCGCGTTACTTGGTCTTCAATGTTTCCGCTGACAAACCGGGCATCCCCGCGGATCTTGCGGGCCTTGGTGAGCCGCGGGTAGTCGGGAATCAGCCCGGCTGCGCCCCTCCTTGCTGACCTCATGGAGGCGTAGGCCCTGCGAGCCGGCTTCTCAACGGTCTTCCACTGCTTGGCCAGCTTGTCCCGGTGGGCTTGGTCTGCTGCTGAGCGGTTGGCGATCCGGGGAGGCACCTTCGGCGCGCCCCCGCCGGCCCGCGCCTTCCCTCCCCTGCTCACCACCCCCTGAGGCGCCCCCTTGAGGCGATCGGTCTGCCTGGCCCTGAGGTTCCCCGCCCCGGTGCGCAGCCGGCCCCCGCGGGCTGTGGCGCCATTGCCGCCCACGCTTGTGATGCGCCCCGAGTTGTCCCGCGTGAGGCGATTGGTGCCGCGGCCGGCCTTCTTGGCTGGTAGTCGCTTGGGGGCGCCACCGCCCGGTGTGGAGGCGAACCGGCCGCGACCATCCCGCACGTAGGACGTTCGGCGGGTTCCTCGGGGCATGGCTACTGCAGTCTCTGCAGCAGTTTTCCCGTCAGTTCAGGGGCAACCCCTGCGCGTCCACGCCACCCCCGGCGAGGTCATTGGGGCCCGGTGCCGGCGGGTTCATCAACGCCTGCTGCCGTTCATCCTCGGCGGCCAGATCGGCGGCCTCCTTCTGGCCATCGGCACCAGGGCGGAGCATGCCCCGCTTCTGCGCCAGGTGCGTGACCGTCTCGCGCATGAGCAGGCCCTTGTCATAGAGCGTGCCGGCGAGGGTGAGCAACGCATCGTCCACCGGCTTATCGGTGACCCCTGGCAACAGGTCAAGGCCGGCACCGGGCTGGGGCAGCTCGCCGGTGAAGGCCCCCCAAAGCTGGAAGAGGCTCTCCCATGCGCTGCTCTTGCTCTCGGCCATTGCGGTGATGGTGGCCTGCAGCTGGGCCCCTTCCAGCTCGGCCTGCGTGGCGGTGCGCTCACCGCTGCCGCTGAACAGGAACGACAAGGTAGAGCGATCAATCAGCTTCTCGATCCCCTCCAGGTGCGCCAGGTGTTTATCGAGGCTGCTGCCGGAGGGTTCCGCAAACTCCAGGCCCTCCCCGGAGCCGGCGTTCGGGAACTCAACAACGCTGTTCGGCCCCAGCATCAGCGGCAGGGGCTCGCCATTTGGCCCAGCCATCCGGCGCCCTTTCACCACGGCCACCGGCAGAGCACATCGGTGCAGCAGCTCCTTCAGGTCGGAGTATTCGCGGAACCAGTCCAGGGTGAGGTTCGCCAGGCTCAGCAGCGGCAGGCCGCCCTCCCCGAAGCCGTCGCGACTGACGCCATACCAGACCACCGGCGGGCTCTCCAGCACCTCGCCCCTGGGCCCGGTGAAGGTGCCCTCCTGCGGGCGCCGGTCGGCATCGACGGCCACCCGGATGTTGTATTGAGCCGTGACCCCCTTGCCGCCGTTGCCGGTGATCTCCAGGAGGCGCCAGCTGCCGCCCTTCATCACCCGGTATCGGGGCTCCAACTTGACGCCAAACTCCTGGTCTTCAGCCTCGTGCCACTCCAGGATCGTGACGGCGATCGGCACCCGCCGTCCGCCCCGCTTGACGGTCCGCCAATTCAAAACGTTCCGGCGCTCGGCGGCTGAGAACGTGGGCCGGCGGCCTTGGGCCCGCTCCTGCGCCCTGTTCTCGGGTGTCCCCTGCGGCGCGTCGGCCATCAGCAGGCAGCCGCCATCCCGGAGCACCAGGGCATCGGTGCCGAGGCCCCAAGCCTTCAGGCTGTTGCCCTCGCCGTCAATATCCTGGGCTGCATCGAGGAGGCCCTGCTGCACCCCTCGCAGCTGGTAACGGCTCAGCACCCCCGCGAAGGCGCTCACGCCATCCTTGAAAAAGCTCGGATAGCTGCTGCGCCCCACCCGCGCCTCATAGGCCTGCCGGGGTTCACCGGCCTCCTTTGGCAGGTGGCGCTTCTTTGCATCACCTCGCAGCAGATCCCAGCAGTCAGCGACCAGATCGAGGTCGCGCATCACCTCCCGCAGCTTCGGGTGCTGGAACGACGGCAGATCGCCCTTATTGCTCGGGTGGCTGATCTGCTGCTGCTGCACCGGTGCCTAGTCCTTCTGGCCCAGTTTTCCCGCTTGCGTGGGGGTCGTGACAGGCACCAAACAAATCCAACTGCTCCGCCACCCGCAGGATCTCAACCGGATCCGTGATGCGTCGCCCCGCCTTGCCCTCGGGGCCCCCTGCAGCCCCGTCAGGCACGACCAAGGCCAGGGCCTGCTGCTCTGGCGCCGGCTTCAGTCGCTCGCCCCAAATGATGCCCTCGGCGTGCCGCAGGAACTGCCCATGGGGCATCCGCGCCACCTGGCGCCGGGGCTGGGCATCCCAGGCCGTTTCCAGCATCTGCCGATCCGCCCACCGCAGAGCGGCATGGGCCTCGTCTGCGATCCGCAGGACCTCGTTCAGCTCGTCGTAGCTCTCGATCTCATCCCACGGGTCGGGCTCACGGTTGGCATGAAGAGCCTCAGGATCAAGGAGCCGCGTGGCCCCCTGTGCCCCCAAAACCGCCGTCACCTCCTCAGGCGCGAGCCCGGTGGCCTCCACCACGGCCGAGAGGGTGGCCCCGTCGGCGGCGAGGCGCCGCACCGTGGGCGCCACGTCCCTCCACTTATCGGGGAACTTCACCCCGGAGCTGTGGCCCTTGTCCCGCAACCACTGCGCCATGGCCCCGCGGATGTAGGGCACCACGCACGTGCTCAGGGCATAGGGGCGGTCGGTGGCCGGGTTGAGGCGTTCGGGGTTGTACCGGCGGCAGCCGTTCAGCAGGCCTCTGGCGGCCACCAGGAAGAGGTCGTCAAACGGCATCCGGGTGGACCGGGCCATCCGGTTGGCCATGCTGGTGGCCAGAAGGAGGTTGTCGGCCGCCAGCTGCTCGGACCACGCCGTAGGCGGCGGGAACCCCTTGAGCCGGTCCAGATCAGGGCACGGGTCAGGCCGGACCTTCTCGCTGCGGGCGGCTCTGAGGCGCCGGGTGGTGGTGGCCATGCTCAACGCACCGGATTTGGGCCTGTTTGTTGTCCCATTATTGCATCAGTGAATGCTTAGGCGCCATAGCCATAGCTCACTGTAGAGAAACTGATGGGACCAGAGCTGGAGAGATAGATCAAGAGCTGACTTGTGCTGTCCACAATGTCATCGAACGTTGCTGCGGGGAATTGCAGTAGCTGATCTTTGACCACATTGCTCCAGGGGGCGGAGCGAGGCAGGAACACCCGGCCGTTGTTGAACTCCACGCTGGCAGCATTGGCGCGGGATTCCTTGCCGCCCATGTCACCGACCCCGGCGGCAACCACTTGATAGCCGTGGGCGCCCTGCGTGAGGGTTTTGATCACTGCAGCACCGTTGGCTTTTTTCTCAATCACCAGCTCCCCGAAGCGGTGGCGGGTGTGCATTGAGCGGATCATGCTCACCGTGGCGGGGAAGTCCAAGCGCTCGTTCACCAAGTCCAGCAGCCATGCGCCCTGGTTGGTCTGCCCCCACAGGGTCATCGCCACCATGTCGCTACCGGCGGTGTCGTCGAAGGTGCAATCAACCGACAGGATCCGGCGGATGAAGTGCGTCGGCAGCTCGGGATCATCGGGCTTGCCGGGCCAGGCCGGGCAGCCGTAGAACCGCATCCGATCCAGGAAGAACACCGTGCCCTTCCCGGCGCTCGGCCGCTGCTGGTAGATCGATTCCCAGTCCCGCTCCGGCGTGTTCGCCTTCTTCCGCTTGATCCACCGCTCATCAAAGCGATCGGGGTCCAAGGCCTCGCCGGGCTGGCGGTTGTCGGCCTCGCGGGTGGCGGTGGCCGGTAGGGGTTTGATGTCGTTGGCGGCTACCGCCGCGATCGGCAGGGAGACGACGTGCCACCGCTCGCAGTCGTCTTCCATG